CGTCTGGAAGGTCGGGCCTATATACCTTATAAAATTCTACCGCGCTTCGTAAGTCAGCTGAAAACTTCACATAACTCCGCAGTATTTGCTCATGACTTGAATTGTCTGTAGAAAGATTCTTCTCTACACCGCCATGTACATTTCTACTATAAAAAGCAAGGTCGACATTGTCTTTTTTCTTTGTTATCGTATTAGCTCGCCTTGTAGGTGTGACCACAAACGAGCACTCATACGCATCCATAGGTTCCAGTAGAACCGTATGAGCCTGCTTGCCGTTATAGTTTCCGCCCTTTACGTGCTGGCAACTCTCCTTGCCGCAGATAGAGCAAACGCTACGCTTTACGCTGCAACTTATGCTAACTTCCTTGAGTATGCCACTCTCAATGAGTTCAATAATTTCCTCATTCCACTTATTCTTTGGCATATATGCTTTAGCCATCAACTGCACAAAAATTTCTCCAGCCTGAGTGGTTTTCCATGTCCTTTCTTCAAGCCTTGTTTGGTATATCCGCGCCGTCTGATTGGCGCTCCTGCGCTCATGACCGAAGATACAGGACTTCCCCAAAAACAGTTTCTGTAGTTTCTCCAGGCTATCAACGGAGAACCGTTCAAAGTCCACGTCCACCTCGTTGTCGCACAACACCATGGAAAATGTGTACAATTCATCAGACTCACAGTTATGCCGGGTATAGTGGTTTATCATTTTTAGTTCATCTATGGAAATTGTATCATTTTTCACCGTTATTCCCACCCCCCATATTACCGCCTACATCGGCATATAAGTATGCTAATGTTCATTGAAAACTACCTGTTCCCCCGCTTTAAGCGCCCAACATCCTCCCTCGGTTACTGCACATTCCGAGCAATTACCTCCACACTCATGCGCTCCAGCCCGAGCCGTGGTAGAACCATCACGGTATCTAACATGCGCCTCAGGCAAAGAAAAAGGATTGACCATTTCTAGGCCAACCCACCCACTAAAAATCATATGTAAATTATTTGGAAAATTACCGTTCTGCTCTATGTATTCATTCACCATCTTATATCTCTTGGTGAAACACAGGATTTGACAGTGTTTATTCCTAGTAGCGATAGCTACCATGTGAGCCAGATAATCAGTGTTTATGATATCGCCAGAAACATGAAAGCGGAAGAACCGCGCAAGCATTACTGCCGCTTCGACCTCCCGCCAATACACTTCTGGATTCTCTTGCAAGACTTCATAGTTATGCTGGTATGCTTCTCGAACACTTTTCCTTATTCTTTCTAATCTATGAGCATAACATTTTTTCTGGCAATCACATTTTCTGCAGGTCTTAATAGACGGTAGTGAAACGCTTGGTATTGCGCCGAGTTTCGAATTTCCAGGGCTAATCTTTACATTTGCCACAATATTACTCCCCTCTCATCAAAACATGAAACCGTTTTTCAAACTCCTTTTTATCCTCTACCTTATTTTTAGCTTCATCCGCTCTATTCATTATCTCCATTACCTCAGAGAATTTTATGGAATTGTGAGGAGCATATTGGGAGTTAAAGCAAAGTATCTGGAAATTACTAATTCCAGGATTTAAAAATCTTTCATCGTCAGATTCTTCACTCTTGTTCAAATAATCCTCTGTAGTAAGTTCATATTCAAATCCCATGTCAAGCAAAATGTTAACGGCATCTCGTCTTTGTTGGAAATTTTTACCAACAACTACTGTTTCATCAACTTTCATGAAATCGACTAACTCTTCATATGTCATACTTAGGCGCTCCCTATTTCATATTCTTTTATGTCTGTCTTCATCATATAGTTCTGAGTTATACTACCGAGATTGAGGTTTCTGTATGCGTCATCTATTTCTTCGCTAGTGATACCTATATAATCAAGAGTCTGTGCCGCACTGGAATGGCCAAACATCTTTTGTAGGAGTAGAAGTTTCCTTGGGTCGTTGCCGCTCATAACCATCTGGTGATAAGCAAACGTTTTACGCAGTGAATGTGTCGCCATTCTATTACCCAAACCGAGGTCTCTGGCGACCCCCTTCAATATCAAATCAACACCTTGCTTACTCATTGGTGCATTTTTGCCGCTACTATTGTTAGATACGCTTTTAAACATATAATCGTCCAACCTGACTCCAGGGGTGTTCTCCAGGTATAGCGTAACTGCATCAATAACCGCCGAGTTAATTGTGATATACCTATTTCTTTGCCGTTTACGCGTGTTCTTGGTCTTCTTCTCAAGAATGGGGAATCTATCTCTAAATGTAAAATCATCATTTATTAGATTTGAGAACCGCAACATTCTGAGGTCGCTTACCCTTAACCCAAAGTTTATTCCAACGATAAAGAGCATGTTATCTCGAAACCGTTCCTTGCTAATCAGATACTGAGATATCCGAATGATGTCATTCATATCCTTAATAGGTTCTGCTGCGTGCTCTTGAGCGAGTTCTTGTTCTACTCTTTCTGATGCTGGCGCTATCAATCCGGTTTTGAGCTTTCGGTTGCTATTTTGGACAACCCTAACGTCTATAACATTATTCTCAGTTGTTTTCGTGGCAAAATCAACTTTTATTATATTTGACATTATTTAACCTCCATTTGGTTAGGAAGTTACACTAATTCCGTCACTAAAATATTCTGCAGGGAGAGCCTGAAATGGGAGTGCAGGGCGCGGAATAGTGCAAAGTCTTTTCTCCACAGTTGGTGTTTGATGTTCATATGATTGTTTCAAATCAAAAATAATTACATTTTCGTCCCCGAATCTTATACCCGGAGCACATACTATTTTTGACATTTCGAAACCCATCCCAGCCTTAATCAGTGACGTCAAAGCCCTATTCCCAACGCTTACTACTCTTCGTCTCTTTTTACTTTGGTTTGGATTTTTGAAGAACTGCATCGCATTTGCAGCTTCTTTTGCACATGGTTGAACCGCCAATTGTGTCTTGTCTTTACTTATAAAGAGGCGCACATATGGAGGATATCCCAGTTCAGAAGCGGTCGAAAGGTTAAACGAAACTTTGTTCTTCAGCACTTTCACCTCCGCAATACTAAAAGTACGTGGAACCTCAATAACATCAAAATAGTCCAGAACAGACATTATTTATTTCCCCCTTCGGCGATTCTTTATTTGAATGAAATTGTTAAGTATAGCTGGCCGCTCGTCGCCAACACCTTGTTCCTCTAGCCAATACCTCCAAGCATCCTGATGAGTTGACTTATTTTTTTCCAGCTTTTTTTGTATCCGTTCCCATTGTGTCTTTTCAACAATTGGAGCATGATAGTTTTCCATTTTATACTTTCCAGCTTGTCCTGTATTTGGCACTGACCTATGTGAAAACATATCTACGCATACGGTTTTCTGCATTATCACATCTCCACAATACTTCTCATTGTGCAATATATTTTTAACAGTTGAATAGCTCCATTGTACACCCTTCGGCGAAAGAATATTTCGGGAATTTAAAACCACACAAATGTCAGATATACTATATCCATCATCGAACATTTGAAACATTAGTCGTACCACGGCTGCTTCGGTTTCATTGACATATAGATTTCTACCATCCTTTTCAAATCCATATAAAGGCGATATTTTCGGGATTCCAGCTTCAAACCTTCTCCTAAATCCCCATTTAACACTTACAGACTTAGCTTCGGATTCTCCTTGGGCAAGAGCCGCCATCACCACCATTAACAGTTCGCCCGTCTGGGTTAGTGTGTTAATATTAACGTCTTCAAACAGAACGGCAACTGGTGGATTCAAAGACTTTAATGACCGTACTATCGAAACACAGTCTACTACATTCCTTGCGAACCTTGAAATGCTCTTTGTGATTATCATATCGGTTTTTCCTGCTTTACAATCTTCAATCATTTTATTAAAAGCTACTCTATGCCGTGTTGATGTGCCTGAAATCCCTCCATCTGCATAAATCTCAACCAACTCCCATTCTGGATGAGATGAAACATACTCCTTATAAGTTTGAATCTGTAATTCATAGCTACCAGCTTGGTTCAAATTATCTGTACTTACTCTACAATAAACTGCAACCTTCAGCCTATGTTTCTCATTATTTGACTTGGCCATTGGTTCCGACGGGGGGATATATTCAACTCGTCCCTTGTTTTCAAAGGCCGAACGAATTTCATTCCGAGCACTCTCTTTCCGGTCATGATTTGTCAACCTTATCCCTCCTTATATATTATGTAACAGCTTTCCGCATCGCGTAGAGTTATTGGGTAAGCGCGATGTGCATAAAGGTAGTTTTCAGACTGTCACGGTCGAACAACCGATGTTGTGAGACCGTGCGGCGCAAATGCGCCGAGAGTTCTTGTTCAGTCTGAAAACGTAAGTGTCGAACTCTTACTTCTGCTATTGGCGAGAAGCCGCTGCAAAATATGAAATATGTATCTGCAGCCAATATACAAAGCTGTTATGTCAGTGGGTCAAATACTACTCAAGTTCTTCATCATCCAGGGCAATAAATGGGCTTGAATATCCATAAATATTTATGTCATATCGTTCCACAGGTTCCATCCCGTAATAGCGGTATATACCCTAATTTATACCACCAAACTGAACTTTTATTAACACTTATTGCATTTTGCATTTAGATTTGATATAATATAAAAAGGGAAGGATGTGTTAATATGAAAAAAGACACAGAATTTATAATCAAAAAGATTATACCTGTTATCACTGCCCTCATTGGAATCATCCCTTCTTTTGTCGTTGGTCAAAACATAGGATATTCTGAAGGATTTGAAGATGGACAAATTACAATTCAAGAAGAAACTATTGAAAAACTTGAAGGCGTTAAAAACATTGAGGGAGAAAACATCAATGTTTATTATAATGCCACGTTAAACAATGTAATGTCAGAGAGTGAAGATTATAAGTCCTTAACTTCAAAACTCGAAGTCGAAAAGCGAGTTTTAGAGGAAACTGTTTCCGCCTTGCAATCAGAACGTTCTGAGCTGGAAAAACAACTTTCCTCCTTGTCCGAAGAAAATTCAAAGCTCAAACAACAATCTTCTGTTTCTGAACCGCTTCCAGAACCTACTCTCCAACCCCTCACTCCGCTCTCCTCTGCTACATTAGCAAAAACTGTTGATACACATGGTTACATTGTAAATAGTGATTTTAGTACGTTGCAGGGAAGTGGATTCGAAAAGGGTTTTACTGCTGCGGCTGGTGGAATTTCATATGACAACACTATATCTGTTTGTGGTTATACTCCATTTGAAATAATATATAATCTTGAAAAAAAGTATCATGAGTTATCAGGGAAGATTTGTTTTGATGATATTTCACCAACTTCTGGAGGTTTTGGTAGCGGATTTAATGGAGAAGCCCAGGTTCTGCTCACTGCAGACAATGGAGAAAAGAAAGAGTACACCCTTACTACAACAGATTTTCCTATAGACTTCTCCATCAATGTGCAAGATGCCGAGAAATTTTCAATTAGCATTTCTTTTCCGTATAGCAATAACGTGTTTAATAACTTCAATAAGTACTTTGATATATTGGATGCCTTTTTGGATGTTTAAATTCTCCGCAAATATAAACAAAACTCATATTCATATTCACGAAGTGCTTTTGCTGTATTCTGCGTATTCATCTACATCCCTCACACAAGGTATCTACACATATAATTGTCAAAGCTCTCATACCCCGACCAATCCGCCGTATCTTCCTCTGTCTTAAGCAGCTCTCCCCACAACTGCAGAAGATTACTGTCGTACCTATCAGTGTCAACCTCGATATCACAGTGCAAGCAATAAGCCGTCCACAAACACCGGAGCTGGTCACGGCAAACTTCATTGTCAAAGAATGCACTGTTAATATAGTCGATTATATACTCATACTCCAATTTACTCTCCATGCATTACCTCCATAAAGCCAATGGATTCCAAGATAATGTTTGTGACTTAATCTCTCTAATCTTTGCGCCACATACATAGCAGTAGTTAAAACCCTGCTGCTCTGGGA